GATATTATGTGCGGTGCAAGTTTAAGAACCCCGAATTGAAAGACACGGAACACATACCGTCATGGAGCATTGATTGTTTGTTTCGGAGCGGGCTGTTGAGGATATTCCATAGCGGCGGTCGCGTATCTGTCGGAGATGCTTTATCGTGTTTTGAGATATATTCGGAAAGCAGGGAATAGCCATGCCGATATACACTTATGAGTGCAGGAAATGCGGGGTGCGGAAGGAGGTCATGCAGGGGTATGACGATGCGCCTTTGGGGGTATGCGACAAATGCGGAGGGGAGTTAAAGAAATTGATAATCGGGTCGCGGTTCACGGGTTTTGCGAGCAGTGTGGTGAATGGTTGGCAAATGCCAGCGGACGATAAAGATGAGATGTGAAGATTGCGAAATGAATTTTTACTGCGGAGGTTCGGAGGTCTGCCCGTTTGATTACAACCACGAACAATACAGAAGGCTTGACTTCAAGACAGTATGCGAGCTGACGGGCATATCGGAGGGCAGTCTTGGCGAGTTGATTGACAGCGGTTATTTCGGTGATTTGCATAAAGAAGGTATGTTTGACGAGGGGGTGGTGAGCATGCTGATTAATTACTTTGGAGATGACGAAAATGAGTGACAAGACAAAATATGACGATGTTTGCATACTGCTGAATGATGCGGAATCAGAACACTATACAAGGCTGTTTTATCTTACGGGCATGAAATATGCCATAGACAACATGACGCAATTCTATTGGTGCATAAGGTCGGAAGATGGGGTTGAACTGCACATGAACGTCGGGGATTTGAACTCGAAATATATCATGTTGCCTGTGAATATGGCGAGATACATGATTGACTTGCGAAGAATGTCGCTCAATGCTTCATATCCCATGCCAAAAGATGCGGTATTAAATTAATGACAGAACTATACGGCAAAACATTGGATTTGATAGTAAACCACCCCGTTGAGATAGCAAGGGGTTTCGGCTGGAAGAAGCTGTATCGGGAAGAAGAGAGTCCGATGCACAACGACTGGCTGAAAATGCTCATTTTCCCCGAAAAAGACCTGCTTTTGATGGCGAACAGGGAGAGTTATAAGACGACCTGTGTGATTTCCGCTATTGCGATAAGAATGATTTTGATGCCACAATACACGATAGCATTCTTTAGAAAGACGGATGACGACATAAAAGAGGTCATTAACGGTGTGAGAAAGTGCCTTGGGTCTGAAATGGCGATGGGGATATGCCATAATCTGTGGGGCGTAGAGCTTGAACTCACGCAGGAAAGCACGATACAGATTACCACGAACCTGTTTAAGCAGGCGAGGGGTTCTGCACAGCTCACGGGCATGGGTATTGGCGGTTCGCTTGTCGGCAAGCATTTTGATATTATCTACACGGATGATATTGTGACGAATAAGGACAGGGCTTCGAGAGCCGAGCGTGAGGCAACGAAAAAGGCATACGGGGAACTTGGCAACGTCTTGAACGACAAGCCCGTTGGTGCGAAGTATTGTGGTGTATTGGTAAGCACGGGAACACCGTGGCACAAGAACGATGCTCATACAAAAATGCCCGAACCATTAAAGTATAATATTGACGTAACGGGGCTTCCATCACGTGAAAAAATAGAACGTCAAAAAAGAATATTATCTAAATCGGAGTTTACGGCAAACTATTATCTCGAACACGTCAGCGAAGAGGGAAAGGTGTTCACAGACCCGAAGTTCAAA